ATCCGCCGGGCCGGACCGGGTTGGGGTATGTGCAGTCGGATGCGCAGATACAGTATCAGGCAATCAACGAGCGGTTCATTGTCAATCTTGAGGGCGGACAGACCGTTCAGGTTACACGGCAGACGCTGCCGAGCGGGCAGATTGGCGCCTGATTACTGTAGTTAGGAGAGAGTAGGATGCCAGCGAACACGTTTTCGACGGGTCGGGATTGTCAGTTGGTGGTGATCGGGCCGCCTGGTGCTGCGGGGCAGGCGGGGAGCCGGGTGGATCTGACGCATGTGACGGGCTTCGAGAGCAAGCAGATGACGCATTCGATCCGGATCGACCGGATGGATGGCGCGCACATGGCGGCGGAGTTGCCGAAGGGGTGGGAGGGTGTGTTCGAGCTTGAGCGGGGGAGTTCGGTCGCGGACGACTTCATTGCGAGCATCGAGCAGGCCTGGTTCACGGATGGGACCCTGCTTGGGGGCACGCTGTATCAGTATGTGAGTGAAACGGACGGGAGCGTGAGCACGTATCAATACGAGGGCGCTGTTTTCAAGATGGTGAGCTCGGGCCAGTGGCGGGGGGATTCGGCGGTGAAGCAGCGGCTTGAGTTCTTTGCCGGGCGGCGGAAGCGCGTCTGATGGCGGAGGGTCTTTCGGCTTCGGCGCGGATTGTTGCGGAGGCTGACGGCAGCGTTTCGGTCAAGGATGCGACGGGGCGGGTGCTGACGGTGCGGCGGCCGGGGGCTTTGGATCGGCTGCGGCTGTTCAAGGCTTTGGGGCCGGGGCTTTCGGGGAACACGCAGTATCTGGGTTATGCGATGCTGGCGATGTGCGTCGTTGCGATCGACGATGTTCCGGTGCCGCAGCCTTCGAGTGAGGCGCTGATGGAGGGGTTGATCGGGCGGCTCGGGGATGAGGGGCTGATTGCGATCGGGCAGGGACTGTTCGATGCGGGGCATGTCGATCTGGCGGTGTTTGCGAGTGGGGGTGTGGCGGCGGCCGGGTTGGGAAACGGGGTGGCGCGGCCGGGCTAGCGGGGCCGGCTGCGCTGCATCGTTACACGCACTCGGCTGATCTGAGGGATTCGCTTTATTTGGTGAAGCATGGGGTTCCGCTGGACGTGGCGTTCAGCCTGGAGCCGGCTGAGCGGACGGCCTGGGTTGTCGTGATGGGGGAGTTGGACGGGCGGGTGTTCGATTACGACGCCGGGCAGTGGCGTTGAGGGCTGGTTGGTGTGGGGCCTGTGGCTCGCTGGGCTGAGGACGGTGCGCGTGCTGGGGAGGGATCCGTGGTTCCAGTCTGCGGATGAGGTGTTTCCTCGGTTTCGAGGCCATGAGGGGTTGGCTTTATGGATGAGCACGATGTGGGGGCTTCGGTCGATGCGGCCGAGGTGGGGTTGGCGTTGGCGTTTCCGGGCGGGTTGCGGCGCCAGGTTGCGGCGTTGGTGGCGAGTTGGGCGCCGGTCGAGGCGGCGGTTGCGGCGGGTTGGCTGGGGTTGGACCGGTTGCGGCTGGTGACGGCGGAGGTGAACGGGTCGTTGGCTACGCCGCGGGTGTTGGGGCGTGGGCGGCCGGCTGTCTTGGGTTTGGGGGGGGCCGACGGGGGGTTGGGCCGGGGTGCCCGCGCAGGGTTTGCTGGCAGTGTTGAGCCGGGTGCTGCGGCGGTCGAGGTGCCTGGCTTCGGGGCTGGGGATGCTGGGGGCGGCGTGGCGCCGGGTGTGGCGGCGGTCGCGGTTCCGGCGGGGGGTGTGGCGCCGGTGATAGTCGTTTCGCGTGGGGATGCGGGCGGGGATGGTGAAGCCTCTGAGGTGGAGAGTGCGGAGGTGCCGCGGGCATTGGCGCCGGCCGGTGTGGGTGTGACACGAGGTGGTGCGCCGTCTGGTGCCGCCCCTGATACGCCTTCTGGGTCGCCCCTGGATGTGGGGGCGGACGAGGCGGCTGTTCTTGAGGGTGGCGCGATTGCGCCGGTTGATGGTGGGGGCACGGGCGGCGGGGGTGGGTTTCGGGCTGATGTGCAGGCGGCATTGCAGCTTTTGGGCGATCTCGGGGCGAGATTGGTTTGGACGAGGGTGAGTATGCAGACGAGGGGTCTGTCGATCTTGTCGCGGGTCGGTCGTTCGTCCCGACGGGTGTGCGCGGCGGTGCTGCGAGCGGCGTTGGCGGGCGGGATGCTGGCATGACGGGGTTGGCGGCTGACGAGGCGGCGAGCGGGGTGGAGCGGTCTGCTGTTGCGTCGTCCTCGGGTGGGGAGCGGGGCGGATCGGGGGGTGGGGGCGATGGGGTATCGGGCACCATCACCCTGGATGGGCATCTGGTGGGGCATTGGATGGGTGATCGCATGGCCCGGGATGCGTCGCGGCCGGGGGCGGGGACGACGTTTTTCGATCCGCGGCAGTCACCGGCGTGGACGCCATCCGGCGCCCTGTAAATTCGGTTCGATTTGGCGCGGTGCAGTTGAACGGGGGATGGGCCATGGCGGGCGGGTTACAGCTTGGGCCTGTGTTGTTTCAGGATTTCGAGGTTCCGGCGCGGGTTCGGTTCGGGGGCAAGCAGCGGCTTGCGGTGCATCAGCTGCCGGGCGGCGGCCGGGTGGTCGATGTGATGGGGGCCGATGAGGGGGCACTGAGGTGGTCTGGGGTGTTTTCGGGGGCTGGTGCGGCGGAGCGGGCCAGCTTGTTGGACGGGATGCGGCGTGGTGGGGCGGTGTGGCCGGTGTCCTGGGCGGGGTCGCGGTACACCGTTGTGATCGAGGCGTTCGAGGCTGATCAGATGAACCCGGCCTGGATACCGTATCGGCTGTCCTTGTGCGTCGTGGCGGTCGGCGACCCGGTGGTTGCGGAGCTGCTGCCGGAGGGTGCGACGATTGCCGAGGCCGGGTTGCTGGGGGCGGGGCCCGGGGTTGACGGGCAGATTGCGGTGGCGGCGAGCGGATTGCAGTCGGCGGATGTGGGCACGACCATCCTGGCGGCGGGGAGCCTGGCGCGGCTGGTGACCGGGCGTTCGTTGCTGATTGCGGCGGGGGGGATTGCGTCATGACCGAGGTTACGGTGGTTGGTGGCGACCTGTACCGGCTGGCGTTGACGTATCTTGGCGATGCGACGCAGTGGAACCGGATTGCGGCGTTGAACGGGTTGGATGACCCGGTGTTGAGCGGGGTTGTCGCGCTGTCGATGCCGGCGGTCGATCCGGCGGCGGGGGGTGGGTTTGGGCAGTGAGGTGCGGGCACCGCGGCTGCAGGTGTTGGCGGACGGGGCGGTGCTGCCTGGGGTGATTGCGGCGCATGTGTCGTCGAACAACCACCTGGCGGCGGACCGCTTCCGGGTGCGGCTGGCCGCGGGGGCTGGTGGGCTTGATGCTGTCGAGGGGGTTGGGGTTCGGTTCGATGTGCAGGTCGGGCTGGATGGGGGCTGGAGCAGCCTGGTTGTCGGGGAGGCCGATAGCGTCGGGTTTGATCCGTTGGCGGGGGTGCTGGATGTCGAGGGGCGGGATCTTTCGGCGTTGCTGATCGACAGCCGGGTGGACGAGACGTTTGCGAACCGGACCTCGAGCGAGATCGCGACGACGCTGGCGGGGCGGCATGGGTTGGGTGTGGCAGCGATGGCCACGGACACGTTGGTGGGGCGGTATTACCAGTCGGACCATGACACGCTGACGATGGGGACGCATTCGCGGGCGCTGTCGGAGTGGGACTTGCTTTCGTATCTGGCGGTGCAGGAGGGGTTCGACCTGTTCATGGACGGGGAGACGCTGCGGTTCGGGGCCGGAGTGGGTGGTGCGGGCGGTGGCGGCACAAGCGTGGTGTTGCGTCCTGCGGATTGCCTGGTGTTGCGGCTTGAGCATGCGATGGCGATGGAGCGGTCGATCGAGGTGACGGTGCGGAGCTGGGACCAGCGGGGCGCGCAGGCGGTTGCGCAGACGGTGCAGGGCGGCGGCGGCGGGCGGGTGTGGAAGCATTCCGTGGTGCGGCCGAACCTGCCGCCGGATGAGGCGGAGCGGTTGGCGGGTCGGGTGCTGGCGGACCTCATGCGGCATTCGCGGACGATATCGGCGACGATGCCGGGGGATGTGACGCTGGCAGCGCGGGCGCTGGTTTCGTTGGAGGGGACCGGGACGGGCTGGGACGGTGGGTATGCGGTGTCCGAGATCGTTCGGACGGTGGATGTGCGGCGTGGGTTCACGCAACGGGTCAGCCTGCAGCGGAGTGTTTGATGGACCGGTTGCTGAATGCGTTGAAGGCGCAGAGCGGTGCGCAGGATTCGACGGCGGGGCAGGCGCGGTTCGGGACGGTGACGTCGGTTGATCCGTCTGCGGGGACTGCGCGGGTGCAGTTGCAGCCGGAGGGTGTTTTGACCGGGTGGCTGCCGGTGTTGAGCCCATGGGTGGGGGCGGGGTGGGGGTTGAGCTGTCCGCCTTCGCCGGGTGACCAGGTGCTGGTTTTGCCGCAGGAGGGTGATGCCGAGCATGGGATGATCGTTGCGCGGGCGTGGAGCCAATCGGCGGCGGCGCCGGCGACGCCGGTTGGTGAGCTTTGGCTGACGCATCAGAGCGGAAGCTTCATCCGGCTGGTGAATGACGGGACGGTCCAGGTGCGGGGCGACCTGCATGTCGATGGGGACGTGTATGACCGGCATGGATCGCTGGCGCAGTTGCGGGGGCATTACAACGCGCACCGGCATAGCGACCCGCAGGGGGGGACGGTCTCGGTTCCGGACCTGATCGATTAATGTCGTTTCGTATTTCTGCTGTGCTGTCTATGTAACTCGGATTTTTGTACTCCTCTATTTAAATAACGCTATCCGATCTAGCGCTACATATTTCAAAATGACCTCATTGAAAATGAGGCTGGTCTGTCATTAGCGTCTATCACGTTGCAGATAATTGCTTTGGGGGTCGTGTTGTCCGATCTGCATTCTGAGTGGGGTGGGGACGTATTTTCCTCGGAGACGGGGGATTTCGTCGTGATTGGGGTTCCGGCGCTGGGGACGGAGCGGGTTCTACGGCGGCTGCTTACGAACCCGGGGGCGTATATCTGGCATCCGGAGTATGGGGCGGGGCTGGCCCGGTTTGTTGGGCAGCCGATCAATGTCGCTGCGATTCAGACGCTGATCCGGTCGCAGATGTTGCTGGAGCCAGCTGTTGCGGCTGATCCGGAGCCGGTTGTGCTTGTCCAGTCGGACACGTCGGGGACCTTGTTCGTTCAGGTCCGGTATGCGGATGCCGACACGGCCGAGGTGTTGTCGTTGAATATCCAGGTTCCGGGGTAGGTCATGCAACTTCAGTTACAGGATTTTCCGACGCTGATCCGCAACCAGGCGGCAGCGGTGGCGGCGTCTTGCCGGACGCTGGTCGATCTTTCGGTTGGGAGCGTGTTACGCGCGATCCTGGAAGCGAATGCGGCCGTTGCGTTGTGGATGCAGTGGCTGATCCTGGAAGTGCTGTCGTTGACGCGGGCGGCGACGAGCGCGGGGGTGGACCTTGATAGCTGGGTGGCTGATTTCGGGTTGTCGCGGTTGCCGGCGGTTGCGGCGACGGGGACGGCGCGGTTCAGTCGAGCGACGGCCGGGCTGCAGGCGGTGATACCGGCGGGGGCGCTGATCCGGACGGGGGTTGGCGCGGACGCCCAGGCGTTCACGGTTGTGGCTGATTCGTCGCAGGCGAGCTGGGATGGCAGTGGCTTCGTGATGGGGACGACGGTGACCGAGTTGATACTGCCGATTGAGGCTGTTGTTGCTGGACGGGCAGGGAATGTGCAGGCCGGTGTCTTGACGTTACTGTCGACGGCGATCCCTGGCGTGGATAGTGTTGTGAATGACTATCCGGCGAGTGGGGGGCTGGATGCGGAGAGCGATGCGGCGCTGCGGTTGCGGTTCAGCGGCTTCATCGACAGCAGGACGCGAGCGACGGCGCAGGCGATCGGGTTTGCGATCCAGTCGGTGCAGCAGGGGCTGCAATTCGTGATTGCGGAGCGGGTGGATCCTTCGGGTGCCGTCAGTCCTGGTCATTTTACGGTCGTGGTGGATGACGGGACGGGTGATCCGAGCGATGCGCTGCTGGGAGCGGTTGGTGCGGCGGTGGAGGCTGTCCGTGCGTTGGGGAGCACGTATAGCGTGATCCGCCCGGCGTTGGTGTCCGTGAGCGTATCGATGGCGGTTGTGGGGAGTGCCGGGTCGCCGGCGACGGTGCAGGCGGCGGTCGGGTCGTTTCTGTCGCAGCTGCCGATCGGGGCGCAGGTTTTCCTGTCGAAACTGACGCAGGTGGCGCATGACAGCGACCCGAGCGTGGTGCGGATTTCTGGCGTCACGATCAATGGGTTGGCTGCGGATTTGCAGGTTGCCGCTTTCTCCCGGCCGATTGCCGGCGTGGTTACGGTGACGACATGAGGGGCGATCAGGAGGATTTCGTCGGGCGGCTGAGGCTGACGCTGCCGTCGGGTTGGTTCGGGGATACTGCGCCGGTTCTTGGGGGGCTGCTGGCGGGGCTTGGGGCTGGTTGGGCGAGCCTTTATGGGTTGCTGAGCGCGATCCGGGTGCAGGCGCGGCTGGCGACAGTATCGGACCGGTTCCTGGATTTGGCGTGCACGGACTATTTCGGTGGCGGCCTGGCCAGGCGAGCTGGCGAGACGGACGATGCCTTGCGATCGCGGTTGATGGCGGCGATGCGGCGGCTGCGTGGGACGCGCCAGTCGGTGATCGATGCTGCGCTGGTTGCGGGGTATGCGGCGACGGTTTTTGAGCCGGCACGGCCTGCGGACACTGGCGCATACAATACGCCTGGGAACCTGGCCTGGGGCGTCGCCGGGGGGTGGGGGTCGTTGCAGATGCCGCTTGAGAGTCTCGTGACCGTTCGGTCGGTTGGTGCGGTTTCGGACCCGGATGCAGCGATCTCGGATGCGTTGCCGGCGGGGGGCGTGGCGTGGACGCGTGTTACCGGGTGACTGCCGGAAACGTTGCGTGATCTTCAGTTTTTGAGCGTATCGAAGGGGATAATCGATGGACCGGCAGATTGTCTATGCGGGGTCGATCCCGCTCGACACTGATTTGTTGAACATTCAGCGGAACATTCAACTTGCGATAGGGGCGCTTGCGCAGCAGGTGCTGGGGACGGATCCGGTTGTGAGCGGGATCGGGTGCTTCCCTGGGACGGACGCGTATTCGGTGACGGTCACGCCGGGCAGCATGACGGTGTTCATGGAAGATGACTTCCAGCCGTTCGGTGCGTTGGCGCCTGACCCGACGCAGGTGATGCGGACCGGGTCGTTGCTGTCAAATACCGAGTTGGTCCTGTCGGGTCCGGGGGATGGTGCGTACGAGCTGTGCTGGCTGATACAGGCGCAGCTGGTCGAGTTGGATACGGGGCTGGCCGTGCTGCCGTATTGGAATGCGTCGAACCCTAGCGTGTCGTATTCTGGGCCTGGCAATTCCGGGCTGGCGCAGGCGACGACGCGGCAGTTGCGGGTTGTTCTTGGCAGCAAGTCGAGCGGTCCGCAGCCGCTGGGGGCCGGGGTGGCGCCGGGGCCGGATGCGGGTTGGGTTGGGTTGTTCGTGGTGACGACCTATCTGGGCCGGGCGTCGATTCAGTTCGGCGACATCGCTGCGTATGCGGCTGCGCCCCGGGTTCGGTATCCGTTGCCGAGCTTGCCGCCGGCGGCGACGCAGCAGGTGGTTTTTACGACATCGGGGTCGTGGACTGCGCCGCCGTTGGTTCGGTGGGCAAAGGTTCGGGTCGCTGGGGCTGGTGGCGGTGGCGGTGGGGGCGACACGTCGTATTCG